CCCGCTCGGGACCGTGACCCGGCCAGGACCGGGAGCCGGACCGGAGGACCGCGCCGGACCATGGGAGCGCCGGGAGCATGGACCCGCGCCGGACCTCGCCGGACTGGACCGGCAACGGGGGCCGGAGGACCACGCCTGACCCGCCCGGCCTGCTCCGCCTGGAGCGGGACACGGACCCGCCCGGCCTGCGTAAGCCGGACCCGGACCCGCGCCCGGACCGGGGGCCGCTGCTGGTTGCATTGCGGCGGAGATTGAAAACGGCATCGCAAGACGCGCACGCCGGACCCGCCAAAGAGCCGGACCCGGACCCGGCCAGACGCGCCGAAGGGGGTTTTATGCGTGCGGTATAGTCTCCTGGTAGCTTGATATATACTCCCCCCTACCCCCCATCAGCCAGCCGGACCCGGCCCGGCCTGGACCGGGAGACGGGGACCGGCCCGGCCCGGCCACGCCGGACGGCCATACACGCCCGCGCAAGATTCAACACATACGCGCACAGGCGCGAATCAAAACCGCGCACGAGGCCGTAGGTACTCCCTGGACACCCCTCGCCGCCTGCGGGTCCGTGAGCGCAGGATTTTTTTAGGTATGAAGAATTTTTTTCGGCTTCCCCCGCGCTGACCTGAAAAAATAAGGGGGGCCTGAAAAATGGGGGGATAAAAATTGAGGCCGAGTTGTGAACAAATTATGAACTTTCAGGAAGTGGCACACCGTGTCCCGATTTTCGTGATAGATTGATAGTATGAATTTTTAGCCTGCGGCGGAAACGCTGCGGGCTTTTCTGTTTTCGTGCCCGTGTCCGCCGAAGCCCTACGTTTCCACGCGGGGTATATATGTAGGCGGCGCGGGCCGTTACCATTAGAGGGGGTGCGGCGCTGTGGCGAGGCGGAGCGCGGAGCGTGATACCGCCAGGGCTGAATACATAGAGCGCCGGAGCCGTGGCGAGGAAGTCAATCTGGCAGAGTTGGCCGACCGGCTGGGCGTGAAGCGTCAGACATTGCGGAACTGGAAGAGCAAGTATAAATGGGACGAAGCTGTGCCGCCTCCACCGAAGAAGAAGCGAGGCGGACAGCCGGGGAACAAAAATAGTAAAGGAAAGAAAAATGCAGCGGGGTCCCATCCGGGAGCACCAACGGGAAATAAGAACGCAGAAAAAGACGGAGCGTACAGCGCCGTCTTTCTTGATATGCTCACGGACCAAGAGCGGGAGATTGTGGAGAAAACACCGCTGGAGGTTCGGGCCGCGTTGGAACACGAAATGAAGATACTGAAATTCCGCGAGCATAAGATACTGGAAAAAATCGCGGAGTACGAAAAGGCCGAAGAGGGCGCGGTATATCTTAGCGCCATGACGGAGATACGCGGGAAGAACAACACGACCATGCGATTTTCCGACAGCGCCTTTAAGCGGGTCCAGAGTTTGCAGGAGGCGCTTTACAAGGTCCAGGGCCGTATCTCAAAAATCGCGGACAGCCTGCGGGGGCTGGATGAAAGCGCGGCCCGCCTTGCCATGGAGCGGGAACGGCTGGACATTTTGCGGATGCGGGCATCCGGCAGCGTGGACGTGCCCGGCATGGAAGAATCGGACGACCCGCCGGACAAGGTACTGGAGGATGAACAATGAGGCTATACACCTGTGAAGCCGTGGCGGACTGGCTGGCGCTGACGCCGCGCCGGGTCCGGCAGTTGCGGGATGAGGGCATTATCAGCGAGCGGATGCCAGGCTTGTATGAAATGAAAGCGACCATCACGCGGTACATCATGTATCTGCGGAAGGGGAGCAGGAAAACCGACCTGAACGACGAGCGGGCGCTGCTTACCCGCGCAAAGCGGGAAGCGGCGGACATGGAGAACGATTTGCGGCGGGGGACACTTCACAGTTCGGAGGAAATCGAAAAGGGCATCAAGACCATGTGCCTGAATATCCGCGCCAAGCTCCTGATGCTGCCCGCCAAGCTGTCCCCGCGCCTGGCACAGATGGAGGGCAACCAGGCGGAGATTTTCGACGAAATGAAACGGGCCGTGGACGAGGCGCTGGAAGAGCTGTCCGACTACCGGACGCTCCTTACGCTGACAGAGGACGACCATGAAGAAGAAAGCGATTGACCCGTGTAAGGGGTGCATATGGGCAAACAGAATCAGCGACCGGCGGGTATTCTGCCCATTCCCCCGGTGCGTGCGGGGAGAGTTGCCGCCGAGAGGGAGAGGGGATGGAGCACAGAATGAACAGCATGGAAGAGGACATGCTAAAGATGGAAATGGACGAGACGCTAAAGCAGGCGGAAGCGGCTCTTGACCAAATACAGAAAAGTTCAAGAAAAAAGAAGCGGGTGTGGATTGTCGAGCTTGCGCCGCAGACGGAAGCGCTGTTTGCACGCTGCGCCGCACTCCTGAAACCGCCGCCCGCGCTGACGCTATCCCAGTGGGCGGATACATACCGGGTGCTGTCGGCGGAGAGCGCCGCCGCGCCTGGGCGCTGGAACACGGACAACGCACCATACCAGCGGGAAATCATGGACGCCATCGGGAATCCCCATATCCGCAAGGTGGTCATTATGAGCGCCGCGCAGATAGGAAAAACGGCTATGCTGATGAACGTGCTGGGCTACTATATGCACTACTACCCCGCGCCGGTGATGGTGATGGAGCCTACCCTTGATATGGCGCAGGCGCTTTCCAAGGACTTCCTCGCGCCCATGATTCGGGATATGCCGGTGCTGTCCGCGCTGGTGGACACCAAGAGCCGGTACAGCGGAAACACCATCCTAAAGAAAAACTTCCCCGGCGGTCATGTGACCATCGTGGGAGCAAACAGCCCCGTGGGCCTGCGTATGCGGCCCATCAAGGTTTTGCTGGCCGACGAGGTGGACGGCTACCCGGAGAGCGCCGGGACAGAGGGGGACCCGCTGCTGCTGGCGCAGAAGCGGCAAACGACCTTTTGGGACAAGAAAACGGTCATTGTCTCCACGCCGACCATCAAGGGACACAGCCGGATTGAAACCGAGTTTTTGGACAGTACAATGGAAGAGTGGAACGTGCCTTGCCCTGGGTGCGGCCATTTCCAGCCGCTCCAGTGGGGACAAATCAAGTTCGACAAGGACGACCTGACAAAGCCAATCCTGTACGAGTGTGAACGGTGCGGGGAGGTATTCGGGGAATACGAGTGGAAGCGCCAGGGCAAGCACGGCCATTTCGTGGCGAAGAATCCGAACGCCGAGGCGCGGGGCTTCCACCTGAATACGCTGGCCTCCAACTTCTGCGGCTGGCACGAAGTTGTGGAGAAACACCAGCTTGCTACCGAGCTTCTGCGCCAGGGGGACCCGGAGAAGATGAAAACGTGGGTCAACACGGAGCTGGGCGAGACGTGGGAAGAGCCGGGCGATCGGGTGGACGAGGGCGCACTTATCACACGGCGGGAGCTGTACGGCGCGGAGGTGCCGGACGATGTGCTGGTGCTGACGGCAGGCGTGGACGTGCAGGCGGACCGTTTCGAGGTGGAAGTCGTGGGCTGGGGCGTCGGCAAGGAGAGCTGGGGCATCCGCTATCAGAAAATCATCGGGGACACAATGGAAAATCCCGTGTGGGAAAATCTGGACGCTTTTCTGCTGACGCCGTTTCACAAGAAGGATGGAACGGCGCTTTATATTTCCGCCGCGTGCATCGACAGCGGCTACAGGTCCAACCAGGTCTACAGCTTCACCGTGGACAAGTTCAACCGCTATGTGTTTGCCATCAAGGGCAAGGGCGGACAGGGCGTGCCGTACATCCGCAACCCGTCCACGGATAACCGGGTCAAGACGCCGCTGTTCACCATTGGCGTTGACGCCGGGAAGGATTTTATCTACCAGCGCTTGCGCGTCACCGAGCGGGGGCCGAACTACTGCCATTTCCCGTCCGACGAGGGGGCCGGGTACGACGCGACCTACTTCAAGGGACTGGCAAGCGAAATGAAAATCACGCGGTTCCGCAAGGGGAAAATGACAGTCTCCTGGGTGCTGCGGGACGAGGGATACAAGCGCAACGAGCCGCTGGACCTGCGCAACTACGCGACCGCTGCACTGGAAATCTACAATCCGCCGCTCCAGAAGCCGGAACCGGGGGCCGTGGTCCAGCGCCGGACGGGACGCCGGAAACTGAATGGAGGAATCTAAATGGCTATTTACTCGGTAGAGTTTTGCAAGAGAAAGCTCAATACCTGGCTTGCGGCGGAGGAAGCTATCGCCACCGGGCAGAGATACCAGATCGAAGGTCGGAGCCTGACGCGGGCGGACCTGTACGATGTGCGGAAAGAGATCGAATTTTGGGAGGGGAAACTTGCCGTAGCAGCGGCAGAGGAACAGTACGGCGGAAGGAACCGGGTATTCCGTGCGGTTATCCGTGATGTGTAGGGAGGTCAGGCATGGCAAAAATGAATTTGCTGGACCGGGCCATTGCAGCCGTCTCTCCGGTGCGGGCGGTGAGGCGAGCCGCCGCGAGAACGGCGCTGGAGTTTGTCAACAGCGGATACGGGAACTACGGCGCGAACCTGACCAAGAAGAGTATGCGCGGGTGGATGTACCACGGAGGAAGCCCGAAGGAGGACATCGAGGATAACCTTGACGTGCTGCGCCAGCGGTCCCGCGACGCCTATATGGGAATCCCGACGGCCTCTGCCGCGCTGAAAACCATGCGGACAAACGTAGTGGCGGGCGGGCTTATGCCGTCGCCGCAGATCGACGCTGATTATTTGCGGCTGACCAACGAACAGGCGGAAGCGCTGCAAGCTCAAATCCTGCGGGAGTTCGCTCTATGGGCAGATACGCCGGTATGCGACGCAGACCGTGTGGACAATTTCTACAAGCTGCAACAGCTTGCTTTCCTGTCCTACCTGATGAACGGGGACGCCTTTGCGCTGCTGCCTATGAAGGAGCAGCCGGGCCAGCCGTACAGCCTGCGGGTGCGCGTTATCGAAGCCGACCGGGTGTGTTCGCCGGACAGTTACGACCGGCTTGTACCCTGCGAGGGGAAGGGCCACAGGGTACACAGCATCGTGCAGGGCGTGGAGACGGACGCTGACGGTATGGTAATTGCCTACTGGATATGCAACCAGCACCCATTGTCCAGCCTCTCCAATCAGGCGGGCGCGCTGGAATGGACGCGGGTAGAAGCCTACGGGAGCAGCGGGAGGCCGAACGTCCTCCATGTGATGAACCGGGAACGGGCGGGCCAGCGCCGGGGCGTCCCTGTTCTTGCCCCGGTCCTGGAGGCGCTGAAACAGTTGGGGCGGTATACCGAAGCGGAGATCACGGCGGCGGTTATATCCGCCATGTTCACGGTGTTTATCCAGTCCGCCACCGTGCAGAACGGGAAGCCAATAGGCGAGGCGCTGCCGCCGGAACAGCTCATTGACGCGCAGGACCAGGGGACTATCGAACTGGGCAACGGCGCAATCGTGGCGCTGAATCCGGGGGAAACGGTAGAGTTTGCGAAGCCGGAACACCCGAACAGCGGGTACGACGCTTTTTTCAACGCCATGGTAAAGGAGATCGGCGCAGCGCTGGAAATCCCGCCAGAGGTACTGGAAAAGCAGTTTACGCAGAATTTCAGCAGCGCGCGCGGGTCCCTCAACGAGTTTTGGCGAACCTGCGGGATGCAGAGGGATTGGTTTTCGGACGACTTCTGCCAACCGGTCTATGAGGCGTGGCTTGCCGAAGCGGTGGCGCGAGGACGTATCAAGGCACCGGGATTTTTTGGCGACCCGGCAATCCGCAAGGCATATGCCGACTGCAAGTGGAACGGGCCGAGCCGGACAGCGCTGAATCCGTCCCAGGAGGTAGAGGCCGCTATAAAGCGTGTGGACGCCGGTTTCTCCACGGCGGAGGAAGAGACGGCCCAGCTTACCGGCGGGGACTACAACCGGAACATTCGCAAGCGGGCGATAGAGGCCGCGCGAAAACGGGAGGTAGACAAGATCGCAAACCCGCCGCCCAGCGGAGCGGGACAGACACCGCCGGACCCAGGCGGGCAAGAAGGAGGAATGGGAAATGCCCAATAAGTTTTGGCAATTCCGCAATGCGGCGGACGGGAGCGGAGAGCTGCTGCTGTACGGGAATATTGCGGGAGAAAAAAGCTGGTACAGCGACGACGTGACGCCAAAGCAGTTCGCCGAGGACCTGGCGGCACTGGGGGCAGTCAGCAATATCACGGTCCGCATCAACAGCGGCGGCGGGGACGTGTTTGCGGCGGTGGAAATCGGGAACCTGCTGGAGCAGCACCCGGCCACCGTGACGGCCCGCATCGGTGGCGTATGTGCGTCGGCGGCGACAATCATTGCCTGCCATTGCAACAAGGTCATTGCTGCCAATGACAGTACCTACATGGTGCATCCGGTAAGTATGTACTGCGGGTACGCCAATGCGGCGGACCTGCAAAAATACCTGGAGGCGCTGGCGACCATCAAGGAAAACATCATCAGCCTTTACGCCAAAAAGACCGGGCGGACCAAGGAGGAAGTGACAGCCTGGATGGACGCGGAAAGCTGGTGGACCGGGCCGCAGGCCAAGGAAAACGGCTTTGCGGACGAGCTGACAGACGAGGGGGCGGGCGCTACCTACGAGAATCGGGGCGGCGTCCTTTTCGTCAACAGCGTCAGCATGGGGGCCAAGTTCGACAAAGCCCCGGAGTTTGTGCGAAACCGCGTGAAGCGGGTCGTAAATAATCAACCGGCGGGACAGCCGGGAAAACAACAGGAGGTACAGGACATGGACCCGAAAGACAGCATCAAGACCGTGGACGACCTGCGGAAAGTCTATCCCACGCTGGTTGACCAAATCGAGCAAGCGGCGGCGACGGCCGCGACCAATGCCGAGCGGGCGCGCATCAAGGACCTGGAGGAAATGGCTCTGGCCGGGAGCGAAGCGCTGCTGGCGGAGGCAAAGTACGAAAAGCCCATGAGCGCGGAGGACTTTGCAAAGGCCCTCGTCAAGAACGCCAAGACCCAGGGCGCAACCTATCTGGCACAGGTGAAGAAGGACGCGGAGAGCAGCGGCGTCAACGGCGTCACCAGCGCCCAGCCCGCCGGTATGACCAGCGGCGACGAGTTCCTGGCGACTATCAAGAGCGTGGGCCAGAAAAAGTAAGGGGAGGAAAAACGACATGAGCATGGATTTGAGCGTCAAGAAATTCAGCACCGAGCCGGGATATTTCGAGGCGGGAATCGGACCTGTCGCCAAGGCCGTGAAGGTGGCGGCGGCGGACATCCCCGCCCACGCGCCCGTGGCGCTGGACGGCGACGGCAAACTGACGCTGTTGACGGCGGACAACAAGGCCAGTGTCTACGGCCTGGTGCCGGACAGCATCCGGGCGGACGAGGAAGGGCCGGTATGGCTCACCGGAGAATACTTTGCCGACAGCCTGGTTTTGCCGGAGGGCATGACGGCGGCGGACGTGGAAACGGCGCTGCGGAACATCGGCATTTTCCTGAAATAAACATTCCCGCTTCCCGCAAGGGGGCGGGAAAATTTTTGCACACAAAAGGAGGAAATGAATTATGCCTAACGCGATTGATATTTACCAGCCTCGGTATATGGCGGAGGTGGTGCGGCAGACCCCGCCCATCCACACCTACTTCCGGGACACGTTCTTCAACCGGGTCATTACCTTCCCCACCGAGCGGGTGGACATGGACCTGATGAAAGGCGACCGGAAAATCCTGCCCTACGTCCACCCGGACGCGGGCGGCAAGGCCGTGAAGATGGACGGATTTCAGACCAAGAGCTATGCCGCGCCGCTGGTGTCCGGCTACATCGTGACCACCGCCGCGCAGATGATGACCCGGCTCCCCGGCGAGGACCTTTACAGCGGCATGACGCCCGCAGAGCGGGCGGCGCGGAAGCTGATGGAGGAATACGCGACCCTGAACGACGCCTGTACGCGCCGGGAGGAATATATGTGCGCAGAGGCCATCAAGACCGGCCTTATCCATGTGGAGGGTCCCGGCGTGAAGGAGGACATCGACTTTGACTTCACCAACACGGTCAGCCTGACCGGCGACGAGCAGTGGGGCGGGAGCAAGGCGGCAATCCTGAACAACCTGGAGGACTGGGTGAGCCGGGTGCTTATCGAGGGATTTGCCAACGTGGATACGGCCATCATGGGCAAGACCGCCCTGCGCAAGTTCCTGGACGACGCGGACGTGATGAAGAAGCTGGACAACCGGCGGGTGGAGCTGGGCATCATCGCCCCCAGGGAACTGCCGGGCGGCGTCAGCTACATCGGCCACCTGAACAAGCCCAATCTGGACATCATGCAGTATGCGGGCGTCTATCTGGACGACTGGACGGACCCGGCCAACCCCACCGTCAAGCCGCTGGTGGACGACAACATGATTATCCTGATTTCCTCGGCGGCGAGTTTCATCATGGCCTACGGCGCGTGCAGCTACTATGACGAGAGCAAGCAGCTTGTGACCGCGCAGACCTCCCGCCTGATGCACTCCTACATCGACCACAACCCGGAGCGGCGCATCCTCCAGCTCGACGCCCGGCCCCTGCCTATCCCCGACAAGGTGGATAGCTGGCTGGTTGCTACCGTGTGCTGATGGAGGGAATGGAAATGGCGAGAGGTAAGAAAACAGATAAGAAGAACACCGCCCCTGCCCAGGAGACGGCGGAGCGGACCGAGGACGCCACCGCCACCCAGGAGACAGCGGAGCAGGCTGGGGAGGCCACCACCACCCAGGAGACAGCGGAGCAGGAAGAGGGCACCGCCCCTGCCAAAGAGACGCCGGAGCGGGACATCCTTGCGGGAATCCAGAATCCGTGTGTATACTGCGGGCCGACCATGCGGGGCGTGGCGCGGCAGTACACCACCTTCCAGGGGGGAATCCCCGACGCGCTGCGGGACTTCATCAAGGAACACCCGGAGGCGCGGCAGCTTATCGTCTCCACGGCACAGTTTCCCGCTATGCGCCGTCGGCTTGACACGCCGGGGACGGCGGAGGCGAAGCTCTACAAGCAGGTCAAGGAGCTGCTTGGGAAATGAAAGTTCTGTTCGACTATGGAGTAGGCGGGGAGCCGGAGGGGTCCCCGCCTACGTTCAAGCAATGCGCGGCGGCGGATATTCACGCCGCGTTTCTGAATCCGACCGAACACGGAGAGGTGCGGACAATCCGCTATGACGGCGTGGAATATGAGGACATCACCGTGATAGAGAGCGGGCCGAAGGAGGGCAAGCGGTCCTCCGTGGTGCAGATGCAGCACGATTTCGGCCAAGGTCTGTATAAGCGGACCATCATCCTTTACGTCGCGGAGAAGGACCTGAACGGCGTGAAGCCGGAGCAGGGGTCCATGCTGTCCATGAACGACGAAGAGGGCGGCACGTTCTTCCACAAATACCGCGTGGTGGAATCGGGGACGGAAATGGGAATGTTCCGGTTGAAGCTGGAGGAAGTGGACGAATGAACACGGAAGCAAGGACCAACGCAATCACCGGGTCTGTCACCGTCACGGTCAACGAGGCGGCAGGGCAGGCGGCTATCGAGCGGGCAAAGGCGCTGCTGGCCGGTATCCAGGGCGGCGTGGACAAGGCTATGAAAGCCTCCATGAGCCGGACCGTTGACAGGCTGCGGCGGGAGAGCAACCAGGCCATCCGGGAGAAGTACGACATCACGGACGCGGGAATCCGCGCAGAGAAAAACGTGCGGGTCCGATACAGCTACCAGAACGGCGTGCAGGCCACCGTCACCTTCTCCGGGCGGAAGATACCGCTGTACCGTTTCGGCGGCGCATACCCCAAAGTTCCGACGCAGGACATCGCGGCGGGGAAGAAGCCGGTCATGGTAAAGGGCGCGTGGACCATGCAGTACCAGGGAGTGGCCGCACGGGGCCACCAGTTCCAGGACACCGGCCCGACGCAGTTCATGGACGCCTTTGTGGCGCAGATGAAGTCCGGGCATATCGGAATCTTTGAGCGGACCGGCGGAAGCACCAGCGAGGGCAGCGACGCTATCCGGGAAATTATGGGGTCCTCTGTGGCGCAGATGGTAGGCAACCAGCAAGTAGCGCAGCGATTGACCGAAAGTGCCTATAGGACGTTTGAAACGGAGCTGGACAAAGCGGTGTACCGAATCCTGACGGGCTGGAGGTAACACGAGGGGTCCCCGGCGAAACCCAGCGAAGCGGGTTGCGTGGGGAGAGGCGGAGCGCCGGAATGAGTGAGCTTTGGCCGCAGGCCGAAGCGAAGGATATGGAGGCTGCGACGACGATATGCAGAAAGTGACATTAGAGAATGAAACCAAAGTGGGCCTGCTGTACGCGCTGAAAGGCTTTACCACGGAGACGGTGAAGGGACTGCTTTTTCCGGTCAAGCGGCAAAAGCAGGACGATCGGGAGCCGCCCCGCAGGGCGGCGGTGGTACATCTGGCGCGCTTGCCGGATATGACATCGTTCGAGAAAAAGGCCCCCTTCATTCTCCACCAGGCGGTGACGGGAGAGGACGGGCTAAAGAACGCCAACAAGGGAACGGGCCGGGAATCCAGGTTAGAGCTGCAAAGCTCCGCCATTATCCGGTCTGTGTTCTGTGTGTATCACCCGGACGAGGAAGAGGGCGGGCTTGCGCTGCTGAATATCATGGAGGAAATGCGTATTGCGCTCCTGATGTACCCGACGCTGAACAAGGTGTTTGAGCTGGACCTAAAGGAAGGTATCAGCCAAATGGTCTACCCGGAAACGGGAGAGCGGGGAACCGCGCCGTTCTACCTGGGGGAAATGGTGACGGCCTGGAAGCTACCGCCGGTAACAAGAATCGAGGCGGCGCGGGTGGCGCACGGCTGGCTGCCGGACGACAAAGCCGTAAGGCACCTGCAAGACAGCTACCCAAAGACGGACCCAAGAATCTGAAAGGAAAGGATTTGAGCGCACATGGCGAAGAAAGAAACCAACGCGCCCGTGACAGGGCCGGACAACACGGGGAACGAGAAGAAGAGCCGGGCGGGGACTTGTCCCTCCGGCTTTTATATTTACATCGGCCCCAACATCAAGAAGCACATCCAGACCGGGACCATCTACCGGGGGACGCGGGCGAACGCGCTGAAACAGGCGGCGGAGGCTATCAAGGCGTACCCGCTGGTCAAGACCCTTATCGTTTCCGGCGACGCGCTGCCGGAGGCCCGTTTGAAGGTCAAGGCCCCCGGCAACGCACTGTACGCCAACTACATGAAGCTGAAGCTGGCGGGAAAGGAAGGTAAGTAACAATGGCGAAACTCGGCGTACACGTTTTTGAAAAGGCTACGTCCGTCCAGACGCCGAAGGTGGCAACGGTGGGCATCCCCTTTGTGGTGGGGACCGCGCCGGTGCAGTCTGCGGCGAAGCCCGCCAAGTCCAACGTCCCCGTGCTGGTGACGAGCTGGGACGAGGCGGTGGAGAAGCTGGGCTTTTCCTATGACTGGGAGAGCTATACGCTGTGCGAGTTCATGTACTCCCACCTCCAGCTTTTCGGGGCGCAGCCGGTCATTTTCTGCAACATCAGCGACCCGGCCAGCATGAAGCGGGAAGAGGCGGCGGCGGACTATACCGTGGCCGACCACAGGGTTGCCGTCTCCGTGGACGCGATTGCGGACACCATCAAGGTCAGCGTGGCAGAGGGCGCAGGCGAGACGGCTGCAACGCGGGCGCTGGAGCGGGACACGGACTACAGCATCCTCTACGACCGGGACGACACGGATACCTATGTGTGCATCGTGGAGCTGCTGGAGGACGGCAGCGCCTATGACGCGGAGACGGTGAGCGTTGCCTACAGCGCGGCGGACCCCAAGACCGCAACGGTGGCCGACGTGGTGGACGGCGTGGCCCAGGTGGACGCCTGCCTGACGGCGGTGGGCCTGGTCCCGGACCTTATCGCCGCCCCCGGCTGGTCCCACAATACCGTCGTGGCTGCTGTGATGGCGACCAAGGCGGCGGCTATCAATGGGCTGTTCAAGGGCAAGGCCGTTATCGACGCGGACAGCGGCGAGGACGGCGTGACCGAATACTCCCAGCTCTCCGGCTATAAGAACAAAAACAACTTTGTGGACGTGGACCAAATCATTTGCTGGCCCATGGTGCAGCTCGGAGACCACCGCTTCCACCTGTCTACCCAGCTCTGCGGCCTGATGGCGACGGTGGACGCGGGAAACCGGGGCATCCCCTACGAATCCCCGTCCAACAAAAACCTGAAAATGGACGCCTGCGTGCTGGCGGACGGTACGCCGGTCAACCTGACGTGGAACCAGGTGGACCTTATCGCGGGGAGCTGGGGCGTCGTTACGGCGGTCAACTTCCTGGATTCCGGGTGGGTCGCCAAGGGCAACTACACCGCCTGCTATCCGGGCAATACGGACGTGAAGGACCAGTTCATCCCCGTGTCCCGTATGTTTGACTTCATCGGGAACACCCTTATTCGCACGTTCTGGTCCAAGCTGGACAAGCCCATGACCCCGGCGCTGCGGGACAGCATCTTGCAGACCTGCAATATCTGGCTGGGCGGGCTGACCGGCGGCGGCTACCTCTACGGTGCGCGGGCGGAAATGCTGGCGGAGGAAAACCCGCTGACAAGCCTGCTGGACGGCATTATCACGCTGCACATCTACAACGCGCCGCCCGTACCCGCGCAGGAAATCGACTTCATCCTGGAATACGACGTTTCCTACATGGAGACGGCGCTGGCGGCGTAAGGAGGAATAGAAGATGATTTATCCGAACGGCCATATTGACTACCTCATGTACGAGAACGGCGGCGCGCTGATCGGCGTCGCCAAGGTGACGATGCCCCCCATCAAGTACAAGACCGTCACCGCCACGGGCGCGGCGCTCATGGGCGACGTGACTATCCCCCTGGCAAGCATGATTGAGGCCATGACCATCAACATTGAGTTCTCCAGCGTGGCGGACGCCATTGTGCAGCTCGGCACCAACGAGTGGCACGACGTGGCCCTGTACCTGGCGGACCAGTATTTTGACGGCGTGACCCGGAAGGAAGAGCTGGAGCCGATTCGCTTTGAGCTGTCCATCCGGCCCACGGAAATCAACCAGGGGACCATCCAGACGGCCAGCGCCGCCGACGCCTCCGGCACCTACAGCGTGTGCAAGTACACGGTGTATAAGAACGGGGCAAAGGTCATTGACATTGACCAGTTTAACCAAGTCCATGAAATCAACGGCGTGGACAATGCCGCGCTGGTGCGAAAGGCCATGGGCATGATGTAGTCGAAAGAAGCCTGCTGCATTACGCTTCCGGCTAACGCCGAAAGCTACATATCCGCAGGCTCCTTTCTCCTATCAAAACCGCACCCGCTACGCTGGGCTGCGGTTTTGTTTTAGGACGGGGGAAACGAAAATCAAGCCGCCTCTTCCGTGCGTGAAGAGGCGGCTTATCAAATACAGGAAGGAGCTTTACCTATGAGCGCAGAGGAAAAGACCCTGGACATGGCGGGCGTGGCCGAGGACGCGGCGGAGGCCGAGCGGGTGGCGGAGGAAGCCAAGCAGGAGCAGGAAACCGGGAGCTATACCCACACGTTCAAGAATCCGTTCCCGTGGAAGGGCAAGACCTATGAGACGCTGACGTTCGACTGGACCGCGCTGAACGGCGGGGACCACCTGGAAATCGAAAGCGAAATCGTGATGAAGGGCCGCACGCTGGTATCTCCGGCGTTTACCGGGGACTTCCTGGCGGGTATGGCGGCGCGGGCCTGCACCGAGCGGGACGAGAAGGGCAAGCGGGTCATTGACGGGTGGGCAATCAAGGAAATGCCCCTGACCGATTTTCAGGCCATTACGAGGAAAGCACGGGGTTTTTTGCTGCGTGCGGAGTAAAAGTCGAAGGGCTTTGGCTCCGAAAGCAATGTATCCTTCTGGCGCGGCATAACGGCGGTTCGCCGCTGGATTGGTTGGACGTCCCTCTTTGGCAGTATGGCGGCTGGATTCAGGCCACCAATGAATTGAACGAGAAGAAAAAGCCGAAAGCACCCGAAAAAATTCCCGCCAGCCTGACGGGAAATAAGGCGAAGGAGCTTTTCGGCCTGCCGGGGAATGGATGATAGGGAGGCGACGAAGTGGCGCAAAAGCAGTATTCTTTTGACTTTATCCTGAACGCCGTGCTGAACGGCGGATTCTCCGGCACGTTCACAAAAGCACAGCAGGAGTTCATACGGCTGGGCGCGGAAATCAAGCATCTACAGGAAATCCAGCGGGACGTGAAAGCCTATGAGAAGCAGGCGGCAGCGGTACAGAACACCTCGCAAAAGCTGGAAAACCTGAAACGGCAGTATGAGCTTGTCAACCGGCAAATCGGGGAAACCACCGGCTCCACAACCGCGCTGGAGCGGGAAAAGCTCAAACTGGAACAGCGCATTACGAACACCGAGGCGGCGCTTGAAAAGCAGCGGCAAAAGCTGGGAGAGACAAAGGACCGGCTGGACGCGGCGGGGGTAAGCACCTCCGACCTTGCAAACAAGGACGCAGAGCTGACGGCCAAAATCCAGGAGCTTGCCGAGGAACAGAAGAGAGCCGCAGAGGGAGCGGGAGAGTTCGGGAACGCTGGCGTACAGGCCATAGAGGCCGTAGGCGGTGCCATTGCAGCCGCCGGTATCACCGAGGCCATGAAGTCAATCGCAGACGCCTACATGGAGTGCGTGGAAGTAGCCGGAAACTTTGAACAGGCAATGTCCGCCGTGGAGGCAATCGCCAATTCCAACACGTCGGAAATGGCGGCGCTGACGGCGGAGGCAAAGGAGCTGGGCGCGACAACCAAGTTTACCGCACAGCAGAGCGCAAACGCTATGGAGTACATGGCAATGGCAGGCTGGGACGCCCAAGAAATGCTGGGAGGCATGAGCGGCGTTATCAATCTGGCGGCAGCAGCCGGGGAGGACCTGGCGCAAGTATCCGATATTGTAACGGACAACCTGTCCGCCTTTGGGCTGAAAGCGTCGGATACCGCGCACTTTGCGGATGTGCTGGCGGCGGCAGCGGCAAACTCCAACACCAATATCTCCATCATGGGCGAGACGTTCAAAAGCTCTTCCTCCGTTGCGGGCGCACTGGGTTACAGCATTGAGGATGTGGCCGTGATGGTGGGCCTGATGGCGAACAACTCCGTGAAAGGGTCCCGCGCCGGGACCGCGCTGCGCAATATCTTCAACGGCCTGCTGGGCGGCGTGACGCTGACGGCGAAAGCCTTTGGAGAGCTGGACTACTCCGCCGTCAATTCGGACGGCTCCATGAAGGGCCTGATGGAAACAGTAGAGGACCTGCGCGGGTATTTCAGCCAAATGACCGAGGCGGAACGGGTCAACAACGCTATGACCATTGCCGGTATGCGCGGCTACAACGGACTGCTTGCAATCCTGAACGCCACGAACGAGGACTTCCAAAGCCTGTACGCCTCCATCAACAACTGCAACGGCGCGGCGGAGCGGATGGCAAAGGTGAAGCTGGACAACTTGAACGGCGACATCACGCTTGCAAACTCCGCTATGGAGGCGCTGCAATCCACCATCGGAGAGCAATTCAACCCGGAACTGCGGGAGCTGACGCAACTAAAGACGGAGCTGCTGAACGGGCTGAATGATTTTATCATTGAAAACCCGGCGCTGGCAAAAGGCGTCATGGCTGGCGCGGCGGCGTTCGGCGTCATGGGGACCGCTATTATTGGCGTGAACGCGGCTATCAAGGTGTTCAAGGCACTGGAACTGGCGACGCTGTTCACCGGCCCGGCGGGAGTACTGCTTGGCGTAGCCGCCGGGATTGCCGGAGTAACGGCGGCGGTGGTGGGCTTTGTGGAAGCCACACGGGACGGCGGACCGGCGGTGCGGGAGCTGACCGAGGCGGCACGGGAACTGAACGCGGAAATGGAGGAAGCGGGAAAAACCCATGAGGACGCGGCGGCTGAAATCCTGGCGACGGCAAACACGGCTGACTTTCTGATTGGGAAGCTGGAGGAAATGGAGGCCGCAGAGGGAGAGAACGCGGAACAGAGCCAGGAGTATCAAAACACGTTGGCGCTGCTTCTGCGGACAATGCCGGAGCTGTCCGACTGCATCAGCACCACCACGGACGAGTACGGGCGGTCTACCTACGCGCTGGAGACTGACACGGCAGCGCTCCGTGCCAACACGGAGGAATGGAAGAAAAACGCCCAGGCGAAAGCCTATCAGGACTATCTTAACACCGTATATGACCAGTACGGGGAGGTCCTGCAAGAAGCGGCGGAGAATGAAATCGGGCTGACCATGGCGAAGTACAAGCAGGAAGAGGCCAGTCAGAAATACAACGCCGCAATCGAGCGGATGAACGAGCTGTGGGCCGAGGCCAGCGAAGAGGCGGACCGGCAGTATCGGGAGTACGGGATACTGACAGACGCGACGGGGTATCTCTCCCAGGAATATTACGACCTGCAAAACTCGCTGGGAAACCTCAGTCAAGAGCTGTTTGACGCACAATCCGATGTGGACGCCCACGAAAAAGCGATTGCAAAAGACGCGGAGGCCGTCGCCGCCGCAGAAGAGGAAATGGCTCTTCTGGAGAAAACGGTACAAGATTTAATGCGGTTGCTGGGGCTATACACGGAAGAAGAAGAGAACCTAACGGAACAGGAGGCGGCGGTCCGGGCCGCGCTGGACGAGACGATGGCATCCGTGCAGGCGTTGACGGAGGCATACGCAGACGCTTACGACGAAGCCCTGGAGAGCTTTTCCGGGCAGTTTGGATTGTTCGACGAGGCAAAAGCGGACGCCGAGGCCACCGTTGCGGCGGCGCAAGAAGCGCTGAACACACAGCTTTCTTTCTGGCAGGGGTACGCCGCCAATATCGCAGCCCTGAAAGAAATATCCGCCGAGGACCTGGGGGTAACGCAGGAGAACTACAACGCACTGATGGAGTATGTCAGGAGCGGGACACCGGAGGCGGCGGGGCTTGCCGCCGACATGGTGAAGGCCGTCAACGATGGGAATACCCAAGCGCTGACGGACCTTGCAAATACGCTGGGGGAAATCAGCGAGAGCCAGGAGGAAGCCGCCGGGGATGTGGCGGAGTGGACAACCGGCCTGAACGAGCAGATGGACCAGCTTATTCAGGATATGGAGGAAGATATTGCCGCACTGGATATGTCGGAGGAAGCCGCAGAGAGCGGGCGGGCCACCATTCAGGCGTACATCGACCAGGCGGATAGTATGCTTCCGCGGGTGCAGGCGGCAAACAGAAGAGCTGCCGCAGCCGCCGTAATTTCGATGGGCTACCTTCCGTACAGTGACAGCGCATATCACGCCAACGGGAACACGGGTATCTACGGAGGCTATGCCAGCGGAACATCAAACGCGCCGCCGGGCTGGGCGTGGGTAGGCGAAGATGGGCCGGAACTGATGCGGATGCACGGCGGGGAGCAGATTCTTCCCAGCAGCGTTTCCCGCGAGGTTGCGGAGGACTACAACGCATACACGCGGTATACCGCCGCCCAGGGCGTACAGTCCGCAAGACCGCCCCTGGAGGTCACAGGGACGAGCGGGGCGGCGGCGGGCAGGCCGAAGATAGACCTGCACCTCCACATCGAAGCTGGGGCGTCGCCGGAGACGGTGAACGCCTGGCAGGATTACGTCAGCCGGGGCGAGCTGAAAAGCGCCGTCCTGGAGGTCATGGAGGACGCCGACGCGGACATGAGAAGGAGGGCCATGGTGTGAGCGGTTCCTACACAACGGTCCAGGGCGACACCTGGGACATGATTGCGTACCGGAAGCTGGGAAGCACAGACTACACGGACCAGCTTGTGAGCGCAAACCTGGAACACGTCGGGAAGCTCCTGTTCCCGGCGGGGGTCACGCTGCGCCTGCCGGAAATCGAGGAAAAGCCCAACGCAAACCTCCCGCCGTGGAAACGATAGCGGGGTGACGGTATGGCGGATAAGGTGCTGGCCCGGCGGACATCGGTTGACGTTATGTTCGGCGGGACGGATATTACAAACGACATCAAGCCCTACCTTACCAGCATTGTCTACACCGATGATGCGGACGATCTGGCCGACGACCTGAAAATCCAAATCCAGGACCGGGACAAGGTGTGGCTGCAAAAGTGGATGACAGAGGCGGTGGAAGCCGCCGCCGGGGGCAAGCTGTCTATCGGTGCGGTTATCAAGCCGGAACACTGGAAGAAGGACGGGAAGCTGAAAACGGGGGCGTTTGAGCTGGACAGCGTGGACGCCTCCGGCCCGCCCGCCACGGTGACAATCAATTCCACCAGCCTTGCGTTTTCCAATGATCTGCGCCAGACGAAGAAAAGCAAGGCGTGGAAAAATTACAACCTGTCCGGTATCGCGTCGGAAATCGCGGCCAACGGCGGCATGAGCTGTCAGTATGAAGCCAGCGCAAACCCGTCCTATGACCGGGTGGAGCAGACCAGGCAGAGCGACATTGAATTTTTACGGAAGCTGTGCCAGGACGCCGGAATCTCCATCAAGGTCACGGACGGGAAACTTGTGCTGTATGACCAGGCGGAGTACGAAGCAAAAGCGCCGGTCCTCACCATTGAGGAAGGAGCGAAGGGCGGGTACATCAAGTACAAACTTCATTCCGGTTCGGCGGATACCCAGTACGCGAAGTGCCGCGTCCGGTACATGGACCCGAACACGGGGAAGTGCATCGAAGGGACGGCGGAGGACGGCAGCGTTTCCGGGGACCAATGCCTGGAAATCAAGGCCAAGGTCGGGAGCGTGGGCGAGGCGCAAGCGCTGGCAAAGAAGCATCTGCGCCTGCACAACAAACTGGCGAAAACCGCCACGTTCACCTTGCCGGGAGACGTGGGACTGGTGGCCGGGGTCACGGTCCAGCTCAAAGGCTTTGGCGGCTGGGACGGAAAATACATCGTCACCAGAGCGGTCCATACGGTGGGCGGAGGCGGATATACCACGCAAATCACGATACGGAAGGTGCTGGACTACTGATGAACATTGAGGACATCGTGCGGGAGGGGAAAGTAACCGCCGTGGACAACGGAAAGCGCATTGCAAAGGTGTGGTTTGATAGCATGGGGATTGAATCGGACTGGCTTCCAGTGCTGATAACCCGTGATTTTATACCAGACTACGATGTGCCGCAGCGGACGGAGTTTGAGCTGGGCAGTTCCGGGGACCCGGCGTTTGCGAGCCACAAGCACGATTTGATT